CAATACTTACAGCAGTCGGAGTTGGAGTTTGGGCCTATTTCGGAATACAAGAAAGGCTTAACAATGTTGAGACGAGAAGTACGCTCATGGAAGCCGACCTCACCAAGAACACAGAATTTAGAATAAAATGGCCTCGTGGAGATTTAGGTTCCTTGCCTGCCGATAGTGAACAATTCATGTTGCTGGAATACCAAGATGGCATGATAACTAAATTGCAGGCACAAGTTGAATCTATGATGCACAATGCGGTTAACATCAAAAGGCTTCAAGAAGATATGTTAGAAGCTCGTGAAAATATAGAAAAATTAAAAGACAAGTTGCGTGAGGCTAACGGTGGTTGAAACAATCATAGCATTATTAATGTATATTGGGATAAATCTTAAAGAACATGTACCCTATGATAACATTGGTGATTGCTTAAAGGCAAAACGATTATCAGAGAGAAGCTCTGGTATTGACGGCCCTCGTCTGGAATGTCGGCCCGTGAAAGCGGAAACCGAAGTCTGGGTGGAGGATAACAAAAAACATATTATAAGGATAATAGAAGATTAATACATGACAACAGGTAAAATTAAATGGTTCAATCCCAAAAAGGGATATGGATTCATAGAAAATCAAGAGAGTGGCAAGGATGTTTTCCTTCATGTGTCCGCTCTGGAAGCAGCTAACATTAGCACATTGGAGGTCGGACAGGAAATTTCCTTCGACATCGGATCACACAACGAAAAGGAAAACGCTATTAACATTAAAAAGGTAGATGATTAAGGTATGGTTTCTCATAGCACTCATGTCCTATCCAAACACCCCAGCCATTCACTACAAGGGTTTTGGAGGGTTTACTACCCAAGAGGAATGTGAAGAAAAAAGAATAATTACAGAAAATCAAATTGCTGATCTCGAAATAAAATTAGGTAGAACCGTTTATATAGACACTTACTGCATTGAATTTCATGCGTTTCAAAGTCAACTCGATAAGAAAAAGGAACTCGATAAGAAAAATAATATAGGGGTATAAGATGGCCGAAGAAAAAATAACGGAGAATGAAAAAGATATTATTCGCATTACTGGCGAACTCAAACTCATTAATCAGAAATTGGATAACCATATTTTTCACATGAGTGCCAAGATTGATACGATATTTAAGATTGTTTGGACTTGCAGCTTCATGATCCTCGGATTGTTATTGAGAGCGGTTTACTCAATAATGACGGTATAGCCTCAAAAAAAAACTGTCTAGGAAGCCCACTAGAGGCTTTGTAGCAAGTGAGTGGTATGATTGGACCCCTGAAAATGGTTGACATAAAACGATTTCATTTAGTAAAGACATGAGAGTGAAAAACATTCTGATAATTTCAGATATTCACTTACCCTTTCAGCATCCTCAAGCCTTTGAGTTTTTGGAAAAGGTCAAGAAGGATGTCAAGCCCGACCATGTAATATCCATTGGTGATATTTTGGATTTTGGAAGCGTTCAAGTTTCCAGACCATCTGACCCCAATATAGATTCACCAGTATTTGAACTGGAAAAAGCAAAAAAAGAAATTAAGACTTTAGAGAAGTTATTTCCCAAGATGCAGATATGCTGGGGGAACCATGACCTGCGATTATTACGCAAGGCAGAGTTGGTGGGCATCCCTCGCTCCATGATTAGGAATATTAATTCCATTCTCGAAGTCAAGGCGAAGTGGACCTGGCATGATAAGATCATCCTGACGATGCCAAACGGCCAGTCAGTATATTTCACCCATAACTTCAAGCAAAATGCCTTATCAAGTTCAAAGGAACTAGGGTGCAGTTTTGTGCAGGGCCATTATCATACACTTGGATTAAGCATCCAGTTCTGGAGCAGTCCGACAGCATTAAACTTTGCGATGAATGTGGGCTGTCTGATTAATCCGAAGGCTGATGCCTTTCGCTACCAAAAGAATTTTCTCAAGCGTCCCATTTTGGGATGTGCTGCCATCATTGATTCATCACCACGGTTATACAGCATGCTGCTGAATGACAAGGGACGATGGGTTGGCAGGATATGAAAAAAAAAACCAAAGACCCTTTAGTTCAAAAGGTCATAGACCGAATTGCCAGGAGAGCCGATAAAGGCATTAAGAAATATGGCAATACGATGGTAACATCTAAAAAGGGATATGTCGAATGGATAAACGAAGTCCAGGAAGAACTGGGAGATGCCATAGTGTATCTTGAAAAGGTAAAGAGTTTGGTTGGTGCAAAGGTCGAACAGCATATATATATAGATCAGGACCTTGGCGGTGGTGGCGGGTACGATTTTGATAAATGGGAAGGAACAGACCCAGATTGAACTACGATAAAATTAAAGACAGCATAAAAACGCATGAAGGCTATCGGGATAAGGTCTACCGTGACCATCTCGGCAACCGAACAGTTGGCTATGGTCATCTATGCCTGGACAATGAAAAGTGGAGCGACAGTAAAGTGTATCCACGCAAGGTTCTTGACCAGACATTCGACTATGATTTTAATATTGCCCTGAATGATGCACGCAAGCTCATTGTTGAGGACAGTATTCATCCAGACGCTTTTGCCTGCCTGATTAACCTTTGTTTTAATTTGGGAGGACCAAGAGCTAGCCGATTCAAGAAAATGCTGGCTGCCCTGGAAGATAAGAACTATCCTGAAGCATCAAAGGAAATGCTGGACAGTAAATGGGCTAGACAAGTACCAAACAGAGCACATGAATTAGCAGAAATAATGAGGAACATTTAATGGTATTAGGATTAGGAAAATTATTTGGTGGTGGAGCAATTCAAGCTGTATCAAAAGTAATTGACGAAATTCATACAAGTGATGAGGAGCGTCTTGCTGCAAGAAATACAATAGCTAAAATTGAAGCCGAACTTAAAAAAAGACAAATGGATATTAACCTTGCTGACGCACAAAGCAAAGCAGGGGGAGTATCAGGAATGATACAACGCATCTGGAGGCCTCTCATTGGTTTCAGTTGTGCATTAGCTATCTTTTGGGAATATGTATTAAAACAATTTTTAATGTTTCTGATTGCTACATTTAATTGGGAAACTAAACCATTACCTGAACTGGACATGGGAACTTTAATGCCCCTTGTCATGGCACTTTTGGGGATGGGAGCGTTAAGATCGTACGAGAAGGTCAAAAAAGTCAATATTGACCAACCAAAACAATAGGAGGTTATATGAACTTACTTAAAGATTTATGGGAACACTTAAAAGAGTGGTCACAGTGGAAAATGAAGGACTGGATTAAAGCAGGAATTGTTACTCTGGTTGTTTTATTCGTCATTTATAAAATGACATCAGGGGGAGCGTAATAGATGCCAGAGTATGGCGGTAAGCACTACGCCTACACCAAGGCAGGCTACGCACAATTAAAAAGAGACAAGGAAAAAGACAAGAACAAAAGAAAGAAAAAGAAAAAGAAAAAAAAATGAAAACCATTCCCACCGTTGGAAAGATGATCCATGTGGTGTGGGAGGACATATTTGAAATGGGTGCTGGATGGCACTCAAAAACAGATGTAGACAAACACAAGCCGATTGCGTGTGAATCAATAGGCTGGGTGCATAAAACTACAGATAAGTATTTAACAATCATTGGGGATAAGAGCATTGATGGAAAAGAAAAAGAATATGGAAGGATTCAATCAATACCCAGTGCGACAATTACAAAGATTAAAATATTGAAATAGGGGAAGTGGAGTAACATCTGCTTCCCCTTTTTTTTATGCCTAAATGATGTCTATGGCATCTTAAGGTCAATTTTTGACCTTATCATTTCAGATTTATTGGTATGCCATGAAGGGTGCCGATAATGAACTTGCTTTGAAAGGAGTTACAATGAATAAAGCAATTTCTATATTTAACCAACTGCGACCTCGATCCATCGGTTTCGATGCAGCCTTCAATCATTTCGAGAAAATGTTTGAGGATGACTGGTCAATGTCCACCTACCCCCATTACAATATTTGCAAGACGGGGGACTACACCTACAATATTGAGATGGCCCTTGCTGGCTATAACAAGAAAAATATTGAGGTGAAGTTTTCTAATGGACAGCTTACCATTAAATCCGTGAAGGAGGAAAAGAAAGACAGTGATGATTTAATTCATCAGGGAATATCTAAAAAATATTTCTCCAAATCTTTCACGATTGCGGATGACATTGAAGTCAAGGATGCCGAGTTGAAAGACGGGCTTCTCAAGATTTCTTTGGAACATATTGTTCCTGATAGTAAAAAAGCCAGAACAATAGAGATTAAATAAACATCAAACGAGGGGCCGTCTAGGTCCCTCGTTCTAGTAGAGGGTGCTCAACCCTATTTCGTATCTGCATATCCTGTAGCTTCAGGATGTGGCTCTGCAGCTTTTCTTCTTACCTCTTTGTATTCTTCTTCCTTCACCTGATCCCTGAATTGATCCACTTTTATTCTATCCTCTGGAGAGGTAATGGATTCCGTGAAGATAGGGGATTGTGGAGCTTGAAATTGTTTTACATCTTCCTGGTTTCTTTGCATGTGTCCATCAGCTAGTTTTGTACAAAAATCCTTTGATGGGAGAAGATCACCACTACGGCCATCTTCAAAAACGATCAACCAAACAACAACGGAATTTCCACTTGTTGTAACAACGGTTCTTTTTTCAAAATGACCGACCGATTTTCTGTATGCCATTGAGAGATACTCTATCATCTTATATTTGAACATCATCTTCTCCTCTCCGTCAAAGAATTTTATTCCCCACGCAGGTTTCTCTTGAACTTTAGTCTTGGGGTTTTCCCCGCCTTCCGCTAGTTCTTCAATCTGTAAAATAGGTTTTGTCATTTATATATCTTCTCTCCAATCCCCCATAACAGGAATATAATGATTACCAATAAAACAATCTCGGCAACATGAAACCAAATCATATTGCCCCTCTCTTAATCATGGATTGAAACATACTGTTATACGATTCAGCAGTATCTCTTTGATTACGAAGTGTTTTATAGTCAAGCGTAACCTTGATTAATTTTTTAACATATTCTTGGTAGTCATCACTCGCATAGGCTTGTGTTTCTTTTTCCGTATTGGATTTGTGGTTTCCAAATCTCTCTACTTTCATTTTATTAATCAAATGTTTTTCTTCTTTTACCACTTGGAGCATGGCAACTTCCAGTTCCGCCTCCCTCTGATCGGTGGAAGTTAAAAATTCTAAATTCTTTTCAACTTGTTCTTCAGTTATTTTCATTGATGATCCCCTCCTTGCGTAAGGTGTAAGCCATATCCTTTAGCTTGGAAATATATTTTTTATCTTCCGCATAGACCAATAAAGTTTCAATAAGTTTTTCAATATTAATTTCATCCACAAAGTATTGGTATAATCGTTCCTCCCGAAAATCCTCATAATGATAACTTTCATTTAATAAATCGGTGTAAGCTATAACACTATCGCACCCTCTTGTGAAGCGTCTGACCTTAACGCTTGCATTGGCAAGGGAAACAATATGATCTTCCCCGTGTATTGCCTTGATGCCGAAGAAGTTTTTTCCTTCCTTGGCAAATCTTGAACCTCCATCGGAACCCGATTCATGCAGGGCTTGGACCAATACCAATTCTATGGGGATGCGTTCAAATTCTGGTAGGATGCTATTATAGGCAATCATGCAATCCTTAATTCCTTGTATAAACTCTTTGCGATTATCATAGTCAAAGTCCCAATTAAAAACACCCGAACACATCAGGGATAGGGTTGCACAGAGAACAGTAATAAGATTCATTTCTTTTAAGTATATCTTCTTTTACACCGCTCACACAGTATTTGATATTTTCCACTACTTATAAAGGTGTTATTACAAATATCATTATGGCAAGTTTTTGAAACCTTTTTATAATCATTATCAGGTTTCTTCGCATACATGTACATAGGTTTTTCAATTTTTGCTTTCATATTTTTTCAACTTTTCTTCCAGTTCCTTAATTGTTTCATCTTGTTCTGAAATTTTAAGAATAAACTCTTGAAAGGTTCTCATTGGACCAAAAAAAAAACTTTCTTGGATCGAGGTTCTTTCAGGAATTAATATTAAAACATCATTACCTTTTATCCAGCCCGTAAAAACTTTCGGAGGATTCTTTCTATACTTTACTTCAATTTCCATCTTAAAATCTGGTACGATTTTTGCAACAACATCACAGGCAGGCAACCCTTGAAATGCCCCACTTCCAGGAACACGAAACGATTGAACACCTTGATGCTTTAACCAATTCACAACATCATGCTCTTTTCTTCTTCCAGTATTTTTAGGCTTATTGACCATTTTTACTATTAAAATAATCAGCCCTTGATTGTGTGATTGCACAGGAAATGGCAACAGCTCTTTTATTCTCTTGATCTAAATTTTTTAAGTTTGGAAATTTATCTATCAAACCAAAAGCCGTGTCTATGTTTTGCAGCATCTTCATCGTTTCTTCAGGACCAGAGGCAGTTGGAGTTTCTTTTTTTACATTGGCCCCATAGTTGAAATCCGTATCATCCTGTGGTGGTGCAACGGGAGTTGGGCTGTCACCTGAACTTGTAATATTGCTAATGACATTTCCAAAGTCAGTTTTTTCCCAATCAAACTCAACGGATTGTCCAACCTGAATATCTCCAACACCCAGCTCATTAGTCTTGTCGTATGCTTTCAAGGGGAACTTAAATTTAGGGTTATCTACATCAATAATTAATCCCTGAAACCCTTTTCCAGTTTGGTATTTTTCTTTTACTTTACCTGTTAACATATTTTTTACTCCTTTTATTTTTGGTAAACAATCTTTCAATCTTCGCATGGTTATCCCATCCTTTCCTAAACAATTTAAACTGGGCAAATCCCAACTTTAAATCTTTTTTAGAAAACTCTTTAATCTCCAGTTTGCTGTTATCTTTTGGCAACCTGACTATAATAGCTTTATCAATATCAATATTATCTGTTTCTTTGATGAGTTGACCATACGCACCCAACTGAATTACTGTATCTTCATAGATAGCTTTCCCAGTTTTGAAATCTATCAAGATGTATTTTTTATTTTTTTTAACCAAGAGGTCTGGACAACCACCATACAGATATTTTTTGGATACCATTTGTTTTTCGGTCCACACTAATTCAAATTTATTCGACAAACTTATCCCACCATTCCTTGAACTTGTTAAACGCCTTGATGACTTTTTCATCAGTTGGTTCTTCATAATCCCAACCCTTAATATAAGATTCAGCAAGGTAATGAACGGAAGTTCCTTGTTCCCCCGCCTGATCCCGTGTTTCACGGTAATCAATTCCGTCCATACCCTGTTTCCAAGCCCAATGTATTAAAGCACCACTATTTTTAAACTTACCTATAATAGTCGTAGTGCCAGGTAGTAATCTTCCATCTAATTCATATTTTCCTGTTGGCATTATTTATTCTTTCTTTTCATATTACAATAAGGATTCAGCCCCCGTATGTTTAAGTTTATTTATGTTTTTCCAATGAGAGAGTTTTCTTATGGATTTTAAATATATTTGCCTTACTCTTTCACGGGATATGGAATATTTTTCTCCCAAAGATTGTAAGGTTTTTTTATCACCAGAGTTATAACCACTTAACTCTTGAACAATATCTTGTTCCCGTGGATTGAGTTGATTAACCATTTTTTCTAAAACTTTATGAGCTTCTTTTTCCATTATCAATAAATCTTGATTTTTGACTGGACTAATAATCTGTTTCAATTCTATTTCCTTGAAATTTTTTTCAAATGTCGTTTGAACAAATCCCTCTAATTGTCTTTTGGTAAATGCTTCTTCCATATTCATATCTAATCGTTCTAAAACTTTTTCAGCAACAGATGTGAGATTTCCTTTTTCATTTATGGGTTTTAATTTTCCAGAAAACAATTCACTTACTGCTGCATAGGAAAACATATTTAATTCACAAAACTTTTTAACACTTCGATAGCCACATTCTTCCATTCTCGACAAGAGCCTGTTATTTCTTATATGAATTTTAACCCTGTAATCACTCATTATTTATTTATCTTTTCTATTGTTTTAATTTCATCTAAATGGTCCTGAAACCTATAGTCAGAATCTTCATTCACTACTATAGATTCAGTTTCCCAAGTTAATTTTTTAAACTTACTTAATCTTTTACTCACAGCTTTAAATGGCTTTGACATTTCTTCATACTGTTTTTCCAGTTCTTTTAATTTATTTTTACTCATAGTTTATCCAAACGGTTTATCATCAACTGGTGTATAATTCCATACCACCCAAGGCCTGTATTTTTTTACCTTATCGGTGGTGCAGAATTTAATTCTAAAACAATCATAGCAATACCAGTTTTTTTTTACTTTTGTATCAGGATCCGCACAACCATTACACTTGCAGCATTTTGTAAAAGTAGGATATTTTAATTCATAACAATTATAACAATACCATACTCTTGTAGGGTGTTTTGCTTTAGGGTGTTTATATTGATGTTTAACTTCAGCAATTTTATCACACTTACAGCAACTATTCATACTAATTGACCTTGATTTTCATTAATGGGTTTCCAAATGTATGAATGAAGGTCATAGGTTTGGTCATTGAACTTGCTCCTTAAATTTTTAGTCAGCACTTCACCTTTTTTTAGTTGATCTGGCGACAAAATCATATATTGACCATCATGTTCAATCTTAACCCCACCCTTCGCAATAAACTTACTCACCTCGTATGAGCGAATATCCACCCTTCCTCTGAACATTTTAGTTACCTTTTTTGTATCCATTTTAACCTTTCTATAATCATTTTATATTATTCTCTTGATATTTCAAACAAATAATATAGAAATATTATATGAAATTAGAAGAATGGCGTAAAACCAAGGGAATTAGGTATAGTGAACTGGCAAAATTGCTTGAATTAACTATTAAAAATCCGATAGCGAAACTTCGAGGATATTGTGTGGGAACAAATATTCCCCGAGAAAAAGAAATGATGCAGAAAATTTTTAAACTGACGAAAAGAAAAGTATCTGCTAATGACTTCTACGATTTAAAATGATAAGACCTGATGACCCATCAACAATGGAAAATCTATCACAGATGGCTTAATATCTGTAAAGAGCTAAACTATTTATGGGTAGGAATGGAAAAGGACCTTCGAGAAATGGCTATGAATGAACGATAAAATCTTTTCAATGCCTGTCAGGGTTAATGACTTTATTGCCAATACTGTCAATTTAAAGAATGAAGAACTAGGAATTTACTGGCGGCTGCTTTGCTTTGCATGGGAATCAAAAGCTCTTTTATGCAACGACAAGGAAGAAATTTACGAGATCAGCAAAGCCCATGATGAAAGATCAAAAAAAGTAGTAGACAAGATATTAAAAAAATTTTTTATATTGGATAAAGATAACTGCTACTACCAAAAAGCACAGCGAGAGGAGTGGAAAAGGGTTAATGAACTCCATGAAATAAGGAGCGAAGCTGGGAAAAGAGGCGGTCAAGCAAACGCCAAGCAAAACGAGAGCAAAAACGAAGCACTTATACCTATACCTATACCTATACTTAAACCTAATAATTATACTAATAAAAAAATAAAGTATTCTGTTTCTTTTGATAAATTCTGGGAAGGGATAGACAGTATCAAGAATCGTAGTACAAAAAGCGATAGCTTTAAACAATGGAGTAAGCTGTCAGAGGAAGATAAGAAGGGTTTAAAAGAAAAGTGGAATCATTACAAAAAAGAAAAGGGGGATTACTACAAGGCCTGTGAGCGTTTCCTGGCAAAAAGAATTTTTGATGAAATCAGCTTGGAGGAAAAGGTGGTCCAGTTTGATCCCCTCTTTGATGTCAAGAAATATGTATCTTTCGTTAAGAAGGGTATTCGTATTCCCAATATTTCTGATGACCAGGTGGATAAAATGCTTTCCGAAGGACTAATCAGCCAAGAGGAATACGATAGATGGTAAAAATTGTCGCTAATTCACTAAATTTATTTGAGCAATATTCTTTAGTCGACCTCAATCAGTATGTTGATAATAGAGGATATCTGACAGAACATACGGGGAGTATTGCTCAAATAAGTTTGGAAAAAAAAAGGAGTTATTTTGAAAAAAAAAGACAAGAAAAAGAAGAAAATAGGTTCTGCAAAGGACTTAATTAATGAAATTAAAAAAAATTATCCAAACAGAGAGGGCGAAGTTGAGATTAACTACCATAGAAAAGATGGAAATGACTACATTTTTTCCATCAAACCAAAGGATTATTTTGCGGAATTTTTCGCCAAGAATCTTTTACACCCTGTTCCAGAAGTAAATGTTGGATATTATTTTGCTGGACTTAAATTAAGAGCTGCTTACTATCGGTCCTTCAAGCACCAAAAACTCATTATGACCTATGAACCAAGACTGCCTTCCACCAATAATCATTTAGATAATGTCCCCATTAATGATGGCTACAAATGGTATTCAATCTTATTGGAAAAAATACCTCTCAACAGCAGAAAAATTGTTGATCTTGTCGTGATTCAGGAAAAATCAACCAATGGATCGAACACAAGAAGGACAACCAAATTAATGGACCAATTAAGAGATGGCCTTGGGGCTTTATATGATTTTCTGGACATAAAGACGAAAAGAAGGGCCTTTTCCTAGCTTATCAACAGATTAATGATGATGTTCTCATTTTGTTCTTGCTTTGTTCTAAATGTGATGGTATAATTACACTTATAATTAAAATCGGTGTAGTATGCCTAATGTTAAGAACCAAAAGATAATATTGGACCAGTACATGACACCGCCACAATCTCAACTTTTTATTATTGACGAACGAACAATCGGAATGACAATTTACTTTGATGACTACAAAGACCAAAACACTTTTATATCCAATTATCAGAGGGGATTAGAGGCCCACAAGGGAAAAAGATCAGAGATAGACGATTTTCCCCTTGTTTCGACCTTATTGCATTAAAATTCTTGATTAACTTTAAAACTTACCTCAATTTCATCATTCGTTCCTAGTGTTCTTTCACATTGGAACTTAATTGCGGTAAATAAATCGCCCAAATCATAACAATTATCATCAAAAACTGTTCTTTTTGTTATTTTTGGAGCTTTAAATTTAATATATTTCTTTTTTTTATGGCTGTATTCTCCTTCCCTGGTATCAATAACCATAATTTTAACATTATCATAACTAATCATCTATTCCACCTCCTCTATCTTTATTTTTTCTTTTGCCTCTAATAATGCTTTTGAAAAATCAACTGCATATTCATCACTTAACAACATTAGATCAGTTAAAATAGTAATCATTAAACTTTCATTAATGTCTTTATTTTCAATACCTTTATATTGTCCATAAACTAACATTGTTCTAAAAATACTTTCTGTTTTACTCATCTATTCACCCCCTTAAAACCTAAAGAAATAAGCTGCCATTGAAACCTGGTAAAAGGTTTCTTTTTATTCAATTCACATTCTTTTCTAGTTCTTTTTTCTCTTTCCCTATTCCAATAAATAGGTTTAGTCGTTCTTTTAAGATAATCGTATGTTGTTTTATCCATTATTTACTCCTTCCCATTGATGAACCTCGTAAACATTAAACCATCTATGGCCCACAATATAACCAACATGTTGTGATCTGCCTTTTTTATCATCAATGAACATTTTAGAGGCGTTTTTATATCCTAAATGTTTTAATAATTGTTTTCTTGGAAATTTCTTTTCCAATAAAGATATTTTACCGCCATATTGATCTACAGCTAAAAATCCTAGTTTTGTTTTATCCATTATTTACCTCACTTGATACTTTGTTAAATAAACCTTTAAAACAATCATTACACAGAGCCATATATTTATCATCACTACCAAATACTTTTTTATATGTTTCTATATCTTCGTAATAATCAACTCCCCATTTTAAAAATAAGGTATCTTCTTCACACTTACATTTATCACAAGTATTTTTATCCATTATTTACCTCCTCAATGTTTAAAATTTCATCATAATAAACAATTTGTTTTTTATGGTTCACAGCCGCCTGAAATTGACCAATTTTTAAAAATAAATCCAGCAATGAATCACAATTTAATATTTCTGAATGTATTTCATTATGACCAGATTTAGACCATGATATTTTATATTTCATCATTAACCCCTTTATTAATTAAATAGCTTTACTATAAGCAACTTCGTTTCTTCTTTGTTGCTGCTCTAAATACAAATCATAATTAACTAACATTATATAATCTAAATTAGCCAAATATTTAATGTCTTGATCTTTCCAAGCTTTAACAATTCTATCTTTATAATTAGCAACCAAGCTAACAGATAAAGGAATAGATTTTTTAATTCTAATTATATCTTTCATTTCAAATTGATTAGGATCTAGTATTGCTTCGGCTATGTGCTTAACTACAAATAATTTCGCACAATCTGAAACTTTGGCGTTATCATGATAGCTTGACCAATCATTACCAAAATTTCTATGTGATCTTTCTTCCTTGATATTATGCTTTAACAAATCTTTTCTATATGAGGTCCAAGTTATGTTATCCAATATATAAAGATCATCATAGGCCTTGTTAATTACTTTAATAAGTTTTTTTTGTTCTTTATTCATTTAATACCCCTTTGTATAAAATTATTATACTATTCTTAAACTATGAAATAATTATAGTCAAATAAAAAAAGAATTATTTTTAAAAAGAATAAAAAAGGGCCTAAAAAGGCCCTTATTCGTAGGAGTTTATGAAAAAACCCTATTTTATATAAAATTATCCTCTATATATCTTATTTGTAAATCTTTTATTAATGTTTTCATATGTTTAACATTATCCCAGATTTGACCATAAGATTCTACAATCTCTCTATTACTTGGTAATTGATCTTTATATTTTTTTAATAAATCACTCATAACTCTATTAACTCCTTTTATTTAAATAATTATCATTTTTATAAACTAATAAATCTGACTTTCTATTGCTTGATTGATTGATCAGTTTTAAGGACATTTTTGTTTAAATAAATTTCATCATTAATAATTTCTTTAATCCAATTTGATAATTGTATTTCATCACAATTACTATCGTCTTCATAATCATCTAAAAGACTTCGAATTGCATTAATCATATCTACTTTCATTTTTAATCCTTTCTAATTATCCCATTAGCATATCTGTTATTAATTAGATTGTAGCCCTGATTTTCTAATTTAGCTTTTTTAACTTCCGCCTTCTTAATACTTTTCAAGCTATTCCAATTAATAACCACATATTGCATTTTAGTTCTGTATGTTGTCATAACTCTATTAACTCCCATTAATTAAACTATTTTCAATAATTTCAAGCCCAGTAATAACACAAGCCCTATTATTATTATCTTTAATAGTTGGTTGAATACCAAGCTGCTTAAATTCCTTCAATTTATTATTGTATAATTGTAGTTTATTAGCTGCCTGATCGTAGCTTAAATTATCATTTTCAAAACATACAAAGTTTTTAGATAAGTTTTGAACATTCACTTTAATAGAATACATTTTTTTAACTCCCATTAAATAAACATTAAAAGAGCTAATAAACTGGCCAGAATAAACCAGCCAGTTATCAGCCCACTAAAGAAAACAATATAAAACTCTTTCATATTAACCATAATACTTCTTATATTGCTCATAATTAACAAACTGGTCCTCAATTAAACCATTTAACATTTGTGAAATATGAATATTGTTTTCAAGCTCGAACTTTTCAACCATTTTATCATGGTTGTAAATAGTATCTAAATAACTCGACTTACTACCTTCAAGCAAGTAATCCTGCTGATCGCTGCTCAAGTCCTCGTAATAAGTTTTATTCACTTTAGATACATCAACCCAGCGAGTCTCATAACTTCCACTTAACAATAAAACTCTAACTGGCACAACTCCACTATTAAACATAGACATAATCTTATCATAGTCATCACTTTCAATAGCTTCATTCATAATGTTATCAATCATACAACCTCAATTCCATCAGTAGAAGCATGAAAAGAAGCTGGAGACCAGGAACCATTCCAATAAAGAGCAATAACCACTTCCTTAAAATTAAAGTTAAACTTCCTGCAATACTTATAGATTGATCTAATACCATTAACATAAGTAATATTATTAGCTTCGTCTAAATAGTTATTACAGTTTAACTCCTCAATTGCTTGAGCTAGTTTTTCTTTTTTGTACCAATTATTATTCATAATAACTCCTATTAGTTAATTAATATCTAATAAGTATAATAATATTCTATTCAAGTCAATACATTTAATATAATAATATTGTATTAATTAACAGCGTTACATGTTGCCAGGTTGTAAGAGCAGGTTGTTAGATAGGTCCTGGATACATAAAAAAGATTAAAACTAACACAATAGAGTTATAATTGTAATATTATGTAATATTTAGTGTGTTTTGGTTCTAGTTTGAACCTAAACTGAACCTAAACCATGCTTTTTTATTGGATTAATGACTATGTTTAAGAATATTTAGAACCATTCTAAATTAATTGTAAATAATTTACTGATAATTTGTAATGATTGTAAAGATTTTAGAACAAAAGGGGAACACCCCCATCGCCTTCGACCATGGAAATAGTAACCCACACAATAACTACCCCCACCCCTAATATAGCCCTCATTGGCTCATATAAGGCCGTAGAAGAACAAATAAAGAACTTTAGTGGTTTTGTACCCCT